ATGGATTTTAAATCACGGGTAACGCCGTGAGCCTTTCGGGACGTGTATAGCTAATGGTAGGCTATGGCGACCTTAATGTATAAGTTTCTAAGGTCAGCCGATGATGGCGGTTCGAGTCCGCCCACGTCCCCTCCATTATATAGGGTATTTTGTGTGTCGTGCTTCTTCGGTTCGTGAGAATAGAAGAAGTCTATGGAGCGGTGCTGCCGCCGCATGGCAAGGGGCAGATGAACTATGATAAGCCGCAAGGGAACGAGCGGTTCGGACAGGAAATTCGCGCACGAGTGGGTTCAAATCCCACAGCTCCACATTTATTGTTAATATATAAATGTTTTCATGTTGATAAAAGAATAGGTTAATCATGCACAGCGGTGCTTTTTTATGTTTTTTCATAGGTTAGAATTTGCTTCGATAGGCAAATCCGTGAGGATAAGCCTATTCTGGTCGCACAAGTGGCAGCAGAACATAAGGATGTAGCCATAATGATATATCTGCTGGCGGTTCGATTCCGTATGCGACCACTATGATTACAGAAGAACAAAAACAATACGTTCTTGAACACCAGAACGAAAAACCTTACACAAAAGTTGCAAAAGATGCAGGAATTAGCATCAATACACTGTATAACATCCTGAGAAAACAGGATAGAAGCACGTTAAGGAAAAGAGAGCGGTGGAGAGAGCAAAAAGAAAAAGCAGCCCGCATTGTTCCCGAACTTTACGCGACAATGGGTGAAAGGGAAATAGAGAAGGAATACGGTATTGACCGCCACTTCATAAGCCAAGTAGCTAAACGTTTAGGGCTGAAACATTCCCAAGAGACCACCAGTCGTTTAAGACAGAAAGGAGGAATAAAGGCACAGCAGGTATGGAAGGCTGACAGAACACGCTTCCTCTCGGGACAACCACAGCTCACCAATTTTAGAATAGTGAAATACTCTTATAAACTAAAACTTGTGATAAACAGACTTATAAGGGTCTACAACTACTTTACGGATGAAGAAGTCGGAGGTCTTTACACTTTATATTACGACAAAGATACAAAGCGGACTCCAAGGGAAAATATTTACAGTAAACGCTACGGACTAAAATTTGAACAAGCATGATGATACTTTTATACTCTTTACTGCTGACAACGGCAGCCGTTGGCGGTGGTTATCTGGTTGGCGAATGGGTGGTTAAAACCATAAGATTATTTATAAAACCATAAGGTTTTTGCAAATGTATAAAACGACCTTCAAAAAACCATAAGGTTACAAAGGTTTTAAAACTTATAAACTATGGATAAAATTCAACTCGACAGCTCTCTTTTAAAGTCGTTTGAATTTCTCTCTATTGAACAAGCCGGAATTGCCATTAAAGAATATTCCAATTTTCTTAAAACACGGCAAATCAAGATGTTAGAAGATAATGCTGCAAATTTAGCCTATCATTATCTAACCGAAAGTACTTTAAGTTTCTGGCAACAGCAAGAGAAAATAAGACTAAGAAGAGCAACAGGCGGAAGCCGCGGCGGAAGACCTAAAAAAAACAACCTCAACAACCATAAGGTTACAAAGGTTTTAAAAGACGAAAACGTTTCAATTTTTCAAAATCCCCTTATAGATAATAAAAATATTATTAAAGAGGAAAATATTATACAGGATAATAATATACGGGATAATAATAATTTATCTGACGATAAATATATTATCCCTAAAAAAGAAAAAGAAATTAATAAAGAAAAGTCTCCTACCGGAGACACAAAGAAAGCTGATAAAGACAAAGTTGATTTCGACAAATTCGCCGAATACTATAACGCAGCGATGCAACATAGGGCAATCAAACCTATCAGCCGAATAACAGATAGGCGCAAAGAGAATCTTACAGCGCGCACACGTGAGTTCGGCAAAGAAGCCTTGCAGACTGTTGTTGACAAGGCTGCCGCATCTGACTTCTTGAACGGAAAAAACAACAAAGGGTGGGTTGCAGATTTCGACTGGATAATGCGACCGAACAATTTTCCGAAAGTTCTTGAAGGGAATTACGACAACGACAATTACAAACAACATTTGGATCCGGCAAAGACAAAAGACCCTATGTCCGTGGGTGTTATCATCCACGAGGGGGATATGGACTACTCTAACAACACCTGGTAACTATGGACGAAAGAATAAAGGCAATTTTCGATGAGACCGTCGCACGTCTGACAGAGACAGGGATACCGCATAAGACCACCGTGGATTTCTCTATCAAAGATGCTGAGGAGAGATTAAGGCACGGACTCGAATACTACTGCGGAAAAGAAGCCGTATGGAATGAAGAATACCAACCGGTTACGGAATGGTTAAGCAATAACGAAGGACGTGGTATCCTGATTAGCGGTTACTGCGGAACAGGCAAGACACTTATCTGCTGTCGCATTATTCCGGTTCTACTCTATTCTGGAGCTGACAGACTTATGTCTTACCAGTGTCATGCAACCGAACTCGGGGAACGGCTGACGGAAATGATGAAACATAAAGTAGCCATAATTGACGACATCGGCACGGAGGATAAATATCAGAGTTACGGCAACAAACATTATCCGTTCATTGAACTTGTAGATAATGCCGAAAGAAAGGGAAACCTGATTATAGCCACAACGAACCTTAACACCGAACATCTGTCGCTGAAATACGGACAAAGGACGGTTGACAGACTGCGTGCTCTTACTAAACTTGTAACATTCACAGGAAAATCTTTAAGGAAATGACAGAAGAAGAACTTACAGAAAAAGCGGAGGCGTTTGCCGACAAGGTGGACGATGGCAACCATACCGCAAGACAGTGTGTAATTCTCGCCTTCAGAAAAGGCTATGAAACTAAAAAAATCGACGTATGGCATCCCATGGATGAATATCCGGAGCCATCCGTTCCGGTAGTCGTAGTAACGAAAATCCGAAGACGTTTCAAACATGCGATATTCGACACAGAAAAGCGTTGGCTCGGAATATCGAAGACGATAAACGCCTGGAAATGGGCATACAAGAAAGATTTGCTATGACACAGAAAGGATGCAGGGACTGCATGTGGGGAAAATGCCCTGAGTGCTGCAATAGTCCCAAAGACAGAATCAACGGAGGTGTAAACTGCACCAAGTGGGAGTGGAGGTATGAATAAACAAGCTTTAATCGCGGAAATGGAGTATTATTTTCAAGACCTCATCGCAAGACAGCTTGCGTGTGAAATGATAGACAAAGGCATTTCCGTCCCGATAGATAGGGTTCAAGTTTACGGAGGCTTTTGCCGTGGCTTACAGGATGTCTACAAAGAGCTTTATCCGATAATCATAAAACAATCACGTGGTGAGGACAAGGTTTACCGTCAAGCCGAATACGAGCTTTGTATGAGTAGCGCGAAGTCTTGTTACGATTTCCACGTGGGGACGTTTAAAGTTGGCTACAAAGACTTTGAACGCGACAAGAAAGGAAGACTTCTGAGATGCAAGGCTTACTTCTTCAAGGACACAACAATCAGAACAGAAATTAATCAATAAAAAAACTTATGGAACAGAACATCACAGTTAAAACAAGTACGTGGTTCCTGACTACCGTAGCCTACGAAAAGACTATGGAGAACGGAATGGAAAAGAGAGTGAAAGAAACTTATGTTGTAAACGCCTTTAGCTTTACGGATGCAGAAAAGAGCATTTTCAATAACATGGGGCATAACGACATCGAGGTAACGGATATAACCAAAGCTCCGTTCGGTGAGATATTCTTCACCGACAACGAGAAGGCGGACAAGTTCTACAAAGTGAAAGCGAATTTTATTACCCTTGACGAAAATACCGGTAAGGAAAAGAAATCGCTTGTCTACTATCTTGTGCAGGCTACTTCCACAAAGGACGCACAGCATAACTTTGACGATGTTATGAGCAGGTCTATGACTGACTACTCTATTGAGGCTATCATCGAAACAAAAGTACTGGACGTTTTCATAGCATGACAAGCAAAGAACGTGAAAGGAGAATTGTCGACATAATCCTCAAAATGAACAGCGATGAGTTGAGGGTAGTTAAAGACTTACCTCGGCTTGTCGCTTCCGCCGGCGCAAGAAAATTAATTATTGAACATCTAAAAAACAATTTATAAAATGCCAATTATCAAGAAAAACGACGTTCGCCCGGAACGTCCTGTTATCATCGTCCTTTACGGACAGCCGGGAAGCGGAAAGACATCTATCGCCACAACAGCAGACAAACCTATCCTTATCGACTGCGATAGGGGAAGTGATAGAGCCGTTCAGATTGTCGATACGCTCGTCGCAAATAAATGGGAAGAGATTACTTCCCAGATTAAAGACTTGTCGGAATACAAGACGGTTATCTGCGATACAGCCAAAGCTGCACTGGATGACTTTCTCTCGCAGTACGTCTGTGAGTTGAACTATAAGTTGAAGACTAATTCGCTGAAACGCTTCGGACAGATGGCGGACGAGTTCAAAGACTTTGTCGGAACGCTCCAGTCTTTCGGGATTGACATTGTCTTCATCTGTCATGACAAGGAAACGACAGAGGGTGATATTATAAGGCATGCTCCAGACTGCACAGGTTCGTCTAAGGATCTGCTTTTGCGCAAGGCTGACCAAGTCGGTTATGTATCCTTCAAAAACGGCAAACGTTTCATCTGTTTTGAACCGAAAGACAATTACGTCGGCAAGAACGTGGCACAGATACAGGAAGAAGAAATACCGGATTACGGAACTCCTGAGTTCTCTAATTTCATGGCAAACGTCATCAGTCGCGTCAAGCAGTCCATCCAAAGCAAAACCGAGGCACAGCGCAAGGCAAACGAAATGATTGAGGGTTTGCGTATGGAGTTGGATGCAGTAACCACCGACAAGGCTGCTGCCGAACTCATGAAAAAGTGTGCCGACCTTCCTCAGGTAATGAAACTTCCATTCTTTAACGAAATCAAAGAAAAACTCGTTTCTAAGGGTTTTTCTTACGAGGGTGGTAAGTTTACTAAGGCAAAGACCGAAAAGGCTTCTAAAGCGTCCGAAAATGCGAAATAGCGGTATTCCTGTTATCCGTGTAACAACGATAGAAAGTTTCAGGCGATTCGTCGAGCAGTCAGAGTATGACAATTATGAGATTACCGAGCAGTCGGTAATTGATAATATCACCCAAGAATTTACGGGAAATACAAAGACACGTATTGGCACAGCCTTTCATTCTATCATTGAAAGCGGAAAGCCTAAATGCACCAAAGCCGAAGCAGGGGAACGTAAGTTTCTCTACTACGGCAAGGAGCAGATGGAGCCTGTTCCTGTCGGGCGCACATTCGATATTGACGGCTACTCTGTAACTTTGGATGTAGACCAGTGTAAAGTTGCCCTCGCCTATCGTAACGAGCATCCTAATGCTTTTCATGAAATCCGTCAGTTTAAGGACTACGGAGAGGCTATCATTACAGGGCAAGCGGATATGATTGACGGGCTGGAGATAAGAGACATTAAGACAAAGTTCTCTCCCGTCCGTGATAGTGATTACATCAACTCTTGTCAGTGGAAATTCTATCTCGATATATTCGGAGCGGACACTTTCCACTTTGACCTTTTCCAATTCGAGGGCTACAAGGAAGACAAACACGGCTATGACGTGAGGGGGCTTAACCTGAAAAGATACGAGCCAAGTATCACTTGCTACAGATACGACAACATGCAAGCGGATATAGAGTTCCTTCTCGGTATGTTCCTCGATTGGGCTAAGCAAAGAAACTTAATGAAATATTTTAAAACTTACGAAGAATGGAATTCCAAGGAAAAGTAATATGGATTGGCGAGAAACGCCAGGGTGTATCAAGCAAAGGTTCTGCGTGGAGCAGTCAAGACTACGCGGTACAGGATGCCGCACAGCAATACCCAAAGACAATGTGTTTTAATGTCTTCGGAGAGGACAAGATAAAGAACTTCAACATTCAGATGGGCGAAGAAATCAAAGTGCTGTTTGATATTGACGCCCGTCAGTATAACGGCAAGTTCTATAACGACATCCGTGCATGGAAAGTTGAACGTCCTAATGCCGGTCAAGCCTTGCAGCCTGCTGCGCAGCAGTCGGCATTTCAAGACCCTTTTTCTGGAGCTGCGCAACAGCAAGCCCCACAGCAGACAGCTCAACAAACAGAGCAGTCTAAAGGTGATCTTCCCTTTTGAGAATATCGTCAGAATGATTGAAGAAATAGCAAGCAAGTATGATATACAACTTGTCAGACTCTCTTGAACGTGAGCAGTTCACCACTCGCGCTAAGTTCCTTCAGGAACGTGGTACGGTGGTGGAACTCACGGAAAAGAAACAGAGAACACTAAATCAAAATTCATACCTTCATGCAGCTCTCGGATATTTCGCCTTGCAGATTGGTTTGCCCTTGCAAGAAGTAAAGGAGGTTTATTTCAAGGCGACGTGTAATCCGGATTTGTTTACTCGCACGCGGCAAGACAAGATTCTCGGAGGTGAGCGTGATTATCTCCGCTCGACAAAGGACTTGACGAAAGAAGAGCTTTCTGTTGCAATAGACCGTTTTCTAAAATTTGCATCCGAGAAAGCCGGTATTTATATTCCTCCTTCTGATGAATATATCGCCGTGCAGCGTATGCAGTATGAGGTACAACGAAATAGTAAGTACTTATGAAAAAGAAACTAAAAGGAACATTTTATGATGTCCTCAGCAAACAAGACCGGGAATACTACATGAACTATCGTACAAATGATGTTCAGGATCCACGTGAGGTAGCCAGATTTAAAGCCTTGTGTATTCAGAAGGTCAGATACGACAAAGATAAGAAATGGGCAAAATTACTTGCATGGCGTGTTGTTCGGGATGTAGAGCCACTTCAAATTGACCTTGCGAGAAACGTTCTTTATGCTGCTATGGTATGGGGAAGGACACATTGACAGATTCTTTTCTTCGTCATGTATCTACCATTCTTGACGGATTGGATTACGGAGATATAAGCAAACGTGGCTGTAGGGTTGCCAACGCTTATCGCTTGGCAAGAAAAGAATTGAGAAAGATATATGAAAAAAGAAATTTATTTCCGAAGACTTCCGCACCCTGTAAGTCTTGCAAAAATCAAACAACGCTTCAAGCTGACA